CACGACCACGACCCCGACCACGACCACGACCGCGACCCCGACCACGACCACGACCGCGACCCCGACCCCGACCGCGACCGCGACCAATCAAAACCTGTCCTGAGAATTGACTGGTTCATTTTTGGTCTCGCGGTAGCGGGTGCTTCCACTCGGTCGCGTCAACGATACAGCCGCGCGGCACGATCACCGGGTCGCAAAACGGTTCGACCTCGTTAAAAGTGCCGCTTTTCAGGCAGGTCGCAAAACGGCCCGTGTCGGCAATCCAGGCGGCCTCTTCCAGCAGCAGGTCCGTCTCTGTGACTGCCACGAGCCGTCCCGTGTAGTAAAGGGTGACCGTCCGGATCAGGTAACTTTTCCCGACCTCAAAGGAATGATTTTTCTCTTGGTTTTTGGCCGGCGAATCGCTTGCCGCGGCCCGTGACTTCGTTTTGGTGGCCATGAGTGAAACAACTCCAGTGCTAAAGATTGTTGAGCTTTGCGGCTCGTTTCCCTCCGTGCCCCGGCGGCGCGCGGATACGGCGCGCCGCCGGGGTCATCGCGACGATGAAACAACACGCAAAAGGGCGCAGGAGGCAGGTAGTCAGCCTGCTTTCAGGGGCCCGGTCGGCTTCCGCCCAACCGCGGCCTCCCGGCCCGCAAGACGCGGGACAAAGAGCGTGGGAGCGAAAGCGTTACGCACTACAGTGTTCCCAAGTATGCGCGCCGCCCAAGAGCTGTCAACATTTCGCCGGAAAGAATTCTTTTGCAATCGGCGGCGGGCGGCCTCGGCGCAGAAAAAGGGCCGGCGGGAGAGTTACTGGGCGTTCGTGGGCGCTTTCGACCCTTTGGACCCCGGCGCGCCTCGCGGTCGCGTCGATTCTCCCGTCCGGCCTGGCTCGGGCGGCCCGGAGCGGCTTGGTTGATGTCCGGCCGCTCCGGAACGACTCTAAGACGGTTGCCCGTCGTGGTTTGTGCGACCGTTGGCCGACCGTCAGATCGTGAAAGCGGACTGTTGATCCTCTTTCAAAGGCGCCGGTGGGAGTCGAACCCACGATGGCGGATTTGCAACACGACAGCGCGAGGGGACGTGACAGCGGCGCTCGCTGAGGCCAATTATGACAGACAAAACCTTCCGACCGATGCCGGGGCGCCGGACCCCTAGAAAGATACCGCAAAATTCTTTCCCGGCGTCGGCAAATGATTGTGGATAACTTGTTCATGGATTGGGGGCGGGCAATTTTGCACGCGGCGCTTGACGCGGCCGCCCGCGGCGCGAGAGAATCAAGGCATCACCGGGAGGGCCGGCGGGTTGCAAACCGCCGGCCAAGCGGATCCGGCGGCGAGCACGCATCTTTCGCCTTCGCGGCTTTCGGCCGCGGGTCCGGCCCGGCGCCGGGAGCCCCCAATGTCGGTGTTTTTCTGTCGATGCGGGAGCCCGCTGGTATGCGATCCGCGCTTGGCAGGTCAGGAACTCGTCTGCCCGGCCTGCCGGCAGCCGGTGACCATGCCGGCGGAGCCACCTCCGGTTCGCCGGAATGCGACCGCTCCCGGAGCGGCCCCGGCAGCCGCCAACCACCGGCTGTTCGGCGGAAGGGGCCGGTTGGTCATTGTGGCACTCGTGGCGGTCGCGGCGATCATCGCCGCCGCCTGGTACTGGCGGTCGACCAGGGAGCGGACCGAGTACTCGTGGTACGTCGGCAACCGGGGCGCGCCGGTGAGCTTCGAGGCGTGGCCGGCGATTCCGATCCCCGAGGGGGGACTGATTCGCTACGCCACCACGTTCCGCGGCGAGCTGCCGATCCGGGAGGAGCGAAAGATGTTCCTGCTCCACAGCGGCGAGCTGCCGGCGGACGTCCATCCGTACATGGTCCAGGAGGGCCCGCTGGATCGGGCGGGGCACCGGCACGGCCGCTGGACCGTGATCGAAGGGTCGCCCGATCATCCATCCATCTGGTACTTTTGGGCCTGGCATGGCGAGCGCGTCGAGGCGGACGAGTGGCTCCGCCGTCCCGAGGAAGCCAACTGATGTCGCCGCGCGCCCAACTCGTGGTGGCGATCGTCACAACCGGTTCGCTTGCGATCCTCGGCCTGGCCTGGTGGCTGGGCTGGATCCACTAGTGATTGAGGAGGGTCAGCCTTTCCGAAGGTCGTGGTACGTTTCACGCACCCTACAAACTCCAACCCGTCGCCATTTCGCGCGAAATGAGTCAGCGGCGGTACTTCTCGGGCACCAGCGGCACGCGGGCGACGCTCGCCACGGGGGCGGGGATCGGCGGCGATCGCGTGGTGTTCCGGCCGGGCGGCGGCGCCTCGCCAAACTGGTTGCAACCGCCGCTGACAAGCCATTTTCGCCAGCGGGTCCAGCGGTCGCTGCACCGCCCGCAGCCGCCGCAGCCGTCGGCCTGCAACAGCGGACAGGCGTCGCAGATGGCCAGCCGCCGGGCAATATCCGCCCGCGCGCGGGAGGTCTCCGCGGGCATGAGAACTTCGGTGCCCTGGGCCATCGTCTCGACAATCGGATGTTGATAGGGCATTTCACTCCGCCGTCAGATGGACCAGGCCGTAGGAGTTCACCCCATCGCTCAATTCAAGCGGCAGGGCAGCCATCGTCAGGCAGTCCCGCAGGCCGTCGTCCGGGTCGCCAAAGGGCCGGCCGATGGTGAGGGCGCCGGCCAGGTCGATCGACAGCAAAAAGCGACCATGCCCGCCGGCGTCGGCCAGCTCGGTAAGCGTGAGCCCAAGGGTGCCCACGTTCTGCCAGCCGGTCCCCGAGAAGGTAAACGTCTTCCAGGGCATCTCGATCGACCAGTCGCCCTCGCTCTGGGAGATAATCGTGCCGGGCCAGGTGATCGAGTCGCTGCCGGTGAGCGTGACAACGGCCGGCAGGTTCGTGGTATCGACCGTCGCGCTCCAGGTCAAGTAATTCGTGCCGTCGCACCAGGCCCAGTCGATCCGGTATTGCGTGCCCGAGAGCAAGACGGCCTCGGCCTGAAGGCTGCCGGCGGCCGTCCAGCCGGCCGACTGGCTCCCGGAGAGCGTAAAGCTCAAGGGCCCGCGGGTGAGGGTCCAGGCGTCGGCCGTGCAGACCTCAAGGCACTGCGGCATGATGTCGACCGTGATATCGGTCGCGTCGCGGCAGCCGGCGACGGACGGGTCCGGGGCGTAGAGGGCCTCGCCATTCATCTGGCCGCCTAAGGCGCAGCAGTCCTCGCTCAAGGTGAGGAGGCAGTAGAGGTGGTGCCAGCGGCTCACGCCGTCGGTGTCGGCGTAGTACTGGCTGCGGATGAGCATCAGTTGGCCGCCATAGACCCGCAGGACGTCGACGACCGTGGTGTCCTCGTCGTTGACCTCCTGGCCCGGCAGCCGGTCCGGCCAATGCCACCAGCCGGCGTGGGCCGGCACCAAAACGGGCGTGGCGGAGATCGCCCCGCTCGGGTCGTGGAAGGTGACCGTGAAGCTCACCGCGTCGCAGCTCAATCCGCCGTAGGGCTCGATCCAGGGGGCGGCCAGGCCGGGCAGGGCGACGGGCAGATCGCCGGCGAGCAAACAGTCGATATGGTTGCCGGTCGAGAACTGGGCAGAGTAGTTCTGGGGCCCGGTAATCGCAATCTGGAACTCGGCCGTGCCGTCGGCATTGTCCGCCTGGCGGGTGACGGCATACGTCCACTCGCCCACGGTGACGCTGCCGTTGGCGGCGCCGCCGCTCACGGGAATGTTCACGTCGCCCCATGGCGTGCCAAAAAGATTCCAGCCGGCCAGGATGCACTGGGTGGCGGGGTACGTGGGGCAGCCGTCCGTCTTGCAGATCGGGGTGACCGTCAACGGACTGTCCGGCAGCAGGCCCGACAAGAGGAAGTTATAGCGGCTGTCCAGCTCGAGGCTGCCCATCGGAATGAGGTTGGTGATCGTCGCCGATAGCACGTCGCCCGTGCAGTTGCCGGCATGGCACGGGTTGTAGGCCGTATCGTTGCCGCTGCCGTCGTCGTAGCTCGTGGGGATCGCGAATCCCCGGTCGAAGCCCCAGCGATGCCCCAGGCCCTCGAGGGCCAGCAGGTCGGCCCCGGGGCGTTTTGCGGGTGAGGGGCTAATGCGGGCGCCCAGCGGTACCAGCGGGTGGGTCCAGTGCAGGGCCGCGCTGGTCCGGAAAAGTTCGGCCTGCTGCGGCCGGCCATCGAGCGAATCGAAGGCCACGAGCCAGTTGCAGGCCTCGGCGTAGCCCGGCGAGGGCTCGTCGTTGTTGCAGGTAAAGAAGCTCCCCGGCCCCACGCCGGCGCCCAAGCCGCTGGTGCGGAGCGTGGCGGTGGCCGCGCTGTAGTCCGGTCCGCGGTAGTCGGCGCAGGGGCTCACGACCAGGAGCGTGGTGCCCACCGGGTAGGCGGCGGCGGACGGCAGCGTGGTGAGCCAGGTGGGGCCGGTCGGTATGGGGACCTGCTTGCCGCCGATGGTCTGCGTTACCACCGGCTGGCCGATCTGGTAGCGGAGTCCGCTGGGCGGGTCGCCCACCACTCCGGCCGCGTTGGCCCAGGCCTGGGGACTGCCGCCCACGCCGGCTACGACGTGGTAGAGCGTCGTGCCGCCAAAGAAGTCCAGGCCCAGCACCAGGCCGTCGAGCATTTCGAGGGTCACAAACGGGCCGGGGATGCCGGCCGTGTATTTCAAGAGCATCCCGCCGTTGGTCCCACCGAAGCATGTCCGAGAGACGAGCCCCGAGGTGGACGACTCGTCGCCGCTGGCGGCCACATCCGTAACCGGCAGCCGCGAGTCGATATAGATCCCCAGGGCGTTGTTGTTGATGTCGTCGACCGTGATATTGGCGTCGGTCAGCGTATAGCCGGCGGCCAGCATGGCCTGGAGCTGCGCATTTCCATTGCTCGCTCCGAAGACCGAGGCGGGCAGGTCCAAAACAAAGCCCACCGCCTGCGGCACCATGTCGGAGACGGGCACCGGCGTGCAATCGGCTATGTCGTACGCACCCAGGGCCGGCGCCGGCGGCGGGCAGACCATCACGTCCTGGCCCGCCTCGGTGGCGATCTTCTCCTGCCCGGTGAGCGTAATTTGAACGCGGTAGCCGACGAAGCCGACCGAGACGGTATTTTCGGCGTCTCCGCAATTGTACGGGCCATCGGCCGGCGTGCCGTTTTGTCCGATGCAGCACGTGCACGGGCCACCGCCCAGCGACTCGCAGGTCGTGCCGTTGCAGTCAATGCAGTCGGCGATGCTCATCGGGGCATCGGTTTTCGTGAGCACCCCGACGATGGGCTGGAGCGAAATCGTCAGCGTGGCCGGGAACGGATTGATGGCCCCGTAGTCGCGGGCGTCCCATATGTCGGCCGGGGCGTACTCGCCGGCCGCACAGTAGCTGTCGGCGTTGAGGCACTGGCTCCGGCGGTACTTCAGCCGGCGGTTGAGGAAGCTGCTGCCCGTGGGAAGCGGCGGCTGGTCGGCCCCGTTGGCCGTGGGGTAGCCGTACTGGTAGCCGTAATAAGAAACCTCGTCGCCCGGCTTGATGCCGGCGAACTCGATTTCCAGGCAACAGACGTTCGTGGCGTCCGACTGGGGAATGATCTGGCTGTCGCAGCCGTCGGCGCCCGGGCTGGCCGGCCGGCTCTCCGTGTCGGTCTGCTGCGCCCCGCAGCACAATGCGATCACGTCGGCGTCGGTCCACACAAAGCCGCTCCCGACGGATCCGCCGGGCGCCACGTAGGCGGGCACCGTCACGCTTTCGCCGTCGTAGAGCTGCGAATAATAGTCGAAGCCGCCCGAGAGCGACAGGTTCAAGCTGGCCGGGGGCGGGTTGCCCGGGCCGTAGGGCACCAGGTTGTTGCTCGGGCACTCGCACAGCGCCGCCATGTAGTCCTGCACCCGCCAGTACAGGGTCGGGCACCAGCCGTAGTCGGTCTTGAACGTCAGCCCGGCGCTTCCGGGCGAGGGCAAGAGCCCCAGCAGCCCCGAAAACGTGCTGCTGGTCTGGCCGTAGGCCGGGTTCCAGGCCCCATCCGTGCACGGCGGGCAGGCCGGGAACCAGCCGCTGTAGGCATTGATCCCGGCCGGGGCCGGGTAGCGGGTGCCGTTGCTGATGCACTCGTCGTTCTCCCAGGCGACCGTTAGTTGCCAACAATAGACATGGTGCGGGTAAGCTCCGGGACAGCCGGCGGGATACGACACACCATCCCACGCGCCGTCCGAGCCGGGCGGGTTCAAATCCAGCGGTTTGAGGGTGATCGACCAGCCAAAGTCGTAGCCGCCGCTGGTGCAATTCTGCATCCCGCAGCGGCCCAGGAGGTACACGCCGCTGCCCGCGTGCGTCAGCCGGTACGTGCCCGAGAGCGGGTATCCGCCGGGGATCGACAGATCCACGAACGGCGGAAACCAGAGCGTGGTGTCGGGATTGCCGTCCACCGCGTCCGAGACCGCGCAGGCGCGCTGGGTCGGGTCGTAGCCGACGGCCTTGTAGCTGGGGCCACCGGCCCCTCCGCCGCCGAGCCGCAACTGGATGGGAGCGTTGTAGATCTGCATGGGCTGAGGTTAGAGGTGAGAGGCAATAGGTGAGAGGCAATAGGTGAGAGGTGAGAGGCGATAGGTCACGCGCTCGGGGCTCTCCTATTACCTATTGCCTATTCCCTCTTGCCTCTCGCCTCTTTACGATCCCGCGTCGTCGTAGCAGATCACCCCATTGATCGTCCAGGTGCGGGTCTCGCTATCATAATGGGCATCGACCGTGGCGCCGGCGGCGATCGACTGCCCGACATCCACGATGTAGGTCCCGATCGTGACGCGGATCGAAGTGGCCGGCAGTTGGCTGTTGATGGTGATGTCGCACCAGACGGTCGTGTCGCCACCGCTGTCCTGAACGAGGGTCTGGACCAATTCGCCCTGATAGTCCACCTTGTTGCTGGGCCGGTCGACGACCTCCCAGACCTGAAATTGCACGCCGCCGCTGATCGCCGCCGTCGCCGTGGCCCCGGTTCCATCTCCGCCGGAGATCGTCACCGTAGGCGCGCTGGTAAAGCCGCTTCCGCCGGCAGTCAGCGTCAAGCCCGTCACGACGCCCCCGGAAACGGTCGCCGTTGCCGTGGCCCCGATGCCCCCGCCGCCGGAAATCGTCACCGTGGGCTCGGACGTGTAGCCGCTCCCGCCGGCGGTCAGCAGCAGCGAACTGACTGTGACGCTCTCACTGCTCCCGTTGAGCGCGAATCCGACCATCATCCCCGTGTTTTGGGCCTGCACCCAGTCGCCGAACATCGAGCAGAGCTGCCCGCTGGGATCGATGAGGATCACGCTGTATGCCGGGTCGGTCTTCGGGAACCCGGCCAGGGTGGCGCCGGCGGGCCAAATCTGGCTGGTCGGCTGGGCGAGCTGCAAAGTGGAGGAGCTGATGCTGCCGGGATTTCCGAAGGCCCCGCGGATGTTTACCGAATTGCCGCCCAGGATCACCGGCATCATCGGGTCGCCAATGGTCCCGTTCGTGCCGACGATGGATCCGGCCAGGAACCCCAGGTACAGCCCCGGCCCTCCGTCGGGGATCGTCTGGTCGGTCCCGAGCTGGAACCACGATACGGTCTGGTCGGCGGGCACGACCTGGGCGGGGCGGACGAGGTACCCGCAATCCCGCTCGTCCGCGTCATAGTGGTCCAGATCGGCCATTATTGGTGTTACCCTCGGTTGGCAAAACCCGCCTCAAGGCGAGTCGTCGGGCGCTGGCCGCCGGTCCAGGTAATGCGGGTGATGGGGGAGTTGATCTGCTGGCTGTCGCCGCCGGCCTGGATCACGGAGAGCATCTGGCCCAGCAGTGCCTGCCACGGCAGGAGCGCGGCGGCAACCACCTCGGCCCGGGCGCGGGTGCTATTGTAGCGGGCCACTGCTCCGGCCATCACCTGCGCCAGCCGCGGCGTATCGTCGCGGAGGACTACGGGGACGTTGGGGCTGAGCTGCTCCTGGGTGGCGTCGCTGGCCAGCACGCCGATCATCGTATTGGCCGCCAGGATCCACAGCTCGGCGTCGGGGACCACGATTTCCTCGACGCCGTCAACGCCCGGCTGGCCGTAGTCGCCGGTCCCATATTCCATCATCAGCCGAAGGTCGCTCTCGAAGGCCACCGTGGCGGTGCCCCAGTTCATGCCCCACTTGGGCGGCGTCAAGGTGTTTGTCACCGCCTGATCGGCAGCCACCAGGTGGGCCGGGGTACAGTGCAGCCGGATGCCGAGCCCCTGTTTGGGCACGGCCACGGCGACGCCCACGCTGTCCGCGGTGATCCAGCCGTCCGTCTCGCTCCATAGCCAGGCGGCCGGCGGGATAAACTGCGGGGCAAAATCGTCATCGTCGTTGGGATCCGGGTTGGGGTTTGTCGGCGGGTTCACGCTGTAGTTGAAACCCGATTGCATGGGCGTCCAGCGGAGCGTCTTGCGGTGCTGCGACTGCCAGGGCGTATCCGGCCCCGTGCTGCCATCGGCCTGGATCTGGGTCACGTTGGCGGTCCCCGAGCTGGTGTCGATCTTGAGCACGGCGCCGAGCTTGTGCAGGTCGTATCCGGCCGGCATCAGCCACAGCCGGAACACGTCGCGGTAGCGATCGCGGCGGCGGTTGTAGTCGGCGGCGGCGGCCGAGCCGGCGGGGTATTGGGCCGGCGGCGGGACGGTTGCCGTGCCGGCCAGGTAGGCGGTTTGCAGCGCGGTCGCCCAGGCCGGCGCCAGCGATCCGCGGCGGGCATAGAGCGGAGATCCGCTGGCGATCGCGGCGTCGGGGGCCACCAGCGTGGTGGCGATCACCACCTGCTTGCCCAGCACGCGAATCGTGCCGTAGAGCTGGTCGCTGTTGAGGCTGATGCGGGTGGTCAGGTTCTGCGTCGTGACACCCGCGTTGTGCGTGACCGTGTCGGGATTCGCCGGGAGCGTCACGCCGCCGATCGTGGTGGCCGATGCCTGCAAGGCAAAGACGGTGACCGTGAATCCGCCGTCGTCGGCCGCGATCAGGTAGTCAATCCCCAGCCGGGGCGAGATCAGCTCCTGGATCATCTCGGCGGCGGTCGTGGTCTCCGGCCAGCTCTTGCAGATCTTCAGCGCGGCCAGCACGCCGGTCGGGTCGGAGAGTGACCAGGACGGGCCGCCCGAGCTGCTCTCGTCCATGAAGTAGTTGAGCAGGTACTGAATGAAGTCGTTGGCCGACCAGGCCGAGTTGCCGCCGAAGCAGTACACGCCGTTGATTTTCGAGCTCGAGCGGTTTCCGACGACCCAGCCATGGCGGATGATGCGGCTGTTCATGGGCGCCGACCAGGCCACCAGGTCGGTGGTGATGCCCTGGGCGGCCGTGGGCAGTTGCCAGACCGATTGCGAGATCGCCCGGCGCCGCAGAAACACACCGCCGCCGTGGCACTGGAAGCGCTGGTGGCCCGTTTCCTGGACCGAGGCCCCAAAGACTTCGCGCCCGTCGTTGAAGACCATCCCGGTAAACACGGGCGTGAAGCCGCTGGAAAGGTTGATACCGATCTGGATCCAGAGCTGGTCGAGGTTTTCCGGGGACTCCGCCGCAAACGACGAATTGTACGGCTGCTTGAGGTAACCGTAGCGGTGCCGGACGACGGCCGAGTCGAGGTCGTGCCCCCCGGCCGCCAGCGTGACGTGTTCGAGCTCGAGCTCCGGCCTGGGGGTCCACGAATCCGACCAGTTGACCTTCGTCTGGACCACCGCGGGGTAGGCCGGCCAGGGAATCGCCGAGGAGGCAAACGGCAGGGCAGTACTGGCCATGAAAAGCTCCCCTACTGCGTGGTGACGCCGGAGATCTGGATCTCGCCCCGCTGGCTGATGCCCCCGGCCGCCACGACGGGCGTGTTGCGGAGGTTGCTGATCTTCGTGACCAGGCAGTTCGCATAGGTGATGCCCAGGTCGTTGACCACCGAAATGATCTGGCCCTGCTGGGCCTCGATCGAGAGCTTCCATTCGAGCAACCCGGCATCGTCCGAATAGAGCACAGCCGTGAACTCGAACTCGCTGTCGTTGGCGCCGAGCGCCAGGGCGCCATAGCCGTTGATGCCCGGCACGGTCCATAGCTCGAGCCGCTGCTTGACGGCCGGTGCGTGGCCGCGGACGAACGTGCAGGAGACGGAGCCGATGCTGGCCATGGTTAGTGGCGAGTGGTTAGTGGTTAGTGGCGGAGAGGGGATAGGCAATAGGCAATAGGTCATAGGCCGCGGGTTCGGGGCTCTCCTATTGCCTATTGCCTCTCACCTCTCACCTATTGCCTGTCCCCCTTGTCTTTGTGGCCAATCATCGGGTTGGCGCGGTGGGACCGGGCCAGCTCGGCGGCCGATTGCTTGAGGTCTTTGGCCGCCTCGCCGAGGTCGTCGATCGCCTGCCGCATCGCCGACGTGTTTTCCCCGAAGTGACCGCCCAGAATCAGGCCGCGGGTGTCGCGGATGTAGCGTTGGGCCGGCTCGCTCTGGATGTCTCCGTAGGCCGCCTGCACGCCTCCCAGGGCATGAACGGCAAGCTGCCGGGTCTCGCGATCCCAATCGAGGAATCCGCCGCGTAAAAACTGCTGCATCTTCCTCCGCTCCACAAAAGGGAGGTAATCCAGCGGCCGAGCTATTTGTATTAAGGCTTTCCCCCCCGGGCCCGACTGCCGGTACGCCGCATTCGTTACGGCCTGGTAGGTGTTCTCCCACGTGCCAGCCTCCTGGTCAGACTCGTGGGCAGCCTCCTCGGTCCGGCGCGCGGCAGCGGCGGCCCGAAGGCTCGGGTCCGCGGCGGGCATACTCAGTATTTGTCCGAAAAGCCCCTCACGGGCGGCCGTTCCCTGTCGACCCAAAGAGGAAGCATAATCACCTTCGCCGTCCAGAATGTTCTTATAGGCGAGCAGTCCCTCCTGGCGGCCGAAAAGCTTCTGCAATTCGGCATCATTGAAGCCGCCTGCGCGAATTTGGTGCAGACGTTCCAGCAGCGTGCCGTGCAGGTGCAGCCGGGCCTGGAGCGCCTTCACGTCCTCACCCAGCGGGCGGCCCTCTTCGTCGGTAAGTTCCCCTCCGGTCTTAGGGAGCGCCTGTCTTCGCGCGGCGAAGGCCGCGTGCAGGCCGGCCATGCGCTCGGTTTCCGCGGCCTTCGCGCGGGCCGTCTCGATTTCAAATTTCTCCCGGTCCGGCCGGGCGTGCTTGACGGCGGCAAAGCGAATCGTCTTTTCCCGCTCGGTCTCCTCCCATTGGCGGTGCTGCTTTTCGGCCGCCTGCTCGTCGGATACGAGCTGTTTTTTCAGGCGCTCGCGCTCGTGCCGCTGTTTGCCGTAGGTTTCCGTCTCGCCTCCGGAGATCCGCACAAGGGCCCGCATCAGGGCCCGCATCGACGTTCCGCCGCGGGTCGCGCCGCCCTTAGAGTCGAGCACGGTCGCATTCACGGCCACGCCGGCCAGCAGCTCCTGCTCGGTGACGCCGGCTGCGCGGGCGTGGGCACCGCCCTCCGCCGCGGAGGAAAGCAGGTCGGCGGCCTTGCTTGGCGAGGACTCGGCGGCGCCAAAGGCAATGTCCAAGAGTTGCCGGTTGGTCATCTGACCGCCGAACGCCTTGCGCATGGCGGTCGACGCCCGTAAAAGTTGGGCCGGCTCTGAGATCACGCCCGCCTTTTTCGCGCCGGCAAAGACGTCGGCCTCGCCCTCGGCGCCGGCCGATAAGAGTGCAAACGTGAGCGCCGCCGCCTCGTTTTCCTTCATGCCGGCGGTGGCGGCAATATGTCGGGCCAGCTCGAGGTTATGTGCGAACCGCTTCGTGCTGCCGCCCGATACCTCGGCCAGGGAACCGAAAGAGAACTCCGATTCTCTCGCGCGGTTGGCCGCCTCCTGCTGAGCGGCGTGCAATGCTTCAAGGCCGCGCTTAGCCAGGTCGATGGCCGCGTGCAGGCTGACCATGCCGGTGATGTAGCTCTTGAGATCGCCGACGGCCTTGGCGCCGAACGCCTCGGTGCCTTTCTTGCCGACCCCTTCCAGCTCGTCGCCGGCCTGCTTTGCGGCCCGGCCGAATTGGTCCTGGGTCAGCTTTCCCGCTTCCAGCAGCTTGTTGAGTTCGGCCAGTTTTGCATTATAGCGCTCCTGCGGAGTCTCGATCTCCCTCATCACCCGCTGTGCGGCCCGCCCCATCTCCTCCTGGTCTTTGCTGAGCTGCTTGGTGGCGTCGGTCATCTTCTTGACCGCGCCCTCGCCGCCGGCGAACGCCTCGGCAATCCGCTTGATCGCCTCGAGGGCCTGCTTCTCCTCGGCCGTCAGTTTGTAGGCGATTTCACCGGCCATTGGAGAGAGGGATTAGGGATTAGGGATTGGGGATTAGACTCGCGCGTCACGCGATTACACGATTATCACGCGATTACACGATCATCCTAATCGCGTGACAACAATGAAAACGAACCATTTTCCGCGGGTCATGGTGCGTTTCACGCACCCTACAAACTATTGCCTATTGCCTATTGCCTCTTCCTCTTCCCTCTCGCCCAATGCCCCCCCTCACATTCGCTCCAGCAGCCACAAATCGGCCATCGTCGGCCGGTAGCTGATTCGTCCTGCCGCCCAGGACCGGGCTACGAGCTGGCGGGCGCTGGGGACGCTGTTTTTTTTTGCAGTTCGGCGCCCAGCGCCAGCACGGTGGGCAGGTCGACCAGGGCGTCGAGCACGTCGCGGGCCGTGTCTGACTCGAAGAGCCCCAGCCGGGAGATCTCGGCGGGCCCCAGGCGGTAGTTGGCCGCCAGGCAGCCGGCAGCCGCATTGTGCACGCGATCGTCGTCCCAGGGCTCGGCGGCGGTCTGGGCGCTGGCAACCTCCATCCGCAGGTTCCACCAGGCCGCGGCCGTCTCCCAGAGCGCAGCGCAGGAGGGCACCACCGGTCCGGGCTGCCACCGGCCGTCGATCCATTGCATCTTTCGCGGCAGCGCCCGCTGCCAGCGGATCTCGCCGCCATCGAGCACGTGGAAGCGGGCGGCCGGGCAGAGCCATTTTTGGCCGTCGCCCAGCTCGAGCAGGTGGCCGTCGAGTTGCTTTTTCCGGGCCAGCTCCTCGGGGCCGGGTGCAGGCTCCTCGATCCCGATCCAGTACCCGCCGGCCTGCTGCCACTGCTGGCGATCGGGGGCGAATCGGACGCTGCTGGGCTCGGATGAGACGGCTGCCACTACGCCGGGCCCGCCCCCGGGCCCGCGGAGGGTGTGCTGCTGGACGATCGGACCCTCGCACAACACGCCGGCCAGCCGCGCGGCGGCGATCGCCTTCGCGTCGAGCCCCGCGGAGGCCCCGGGGATGAAATACAGGAATCCGGCCATTGGAGTGGCGAGTGGTTAGTGGTTAGTGGCGTGGGGAGAGGCAATAGGTCATAGGTCATAGGCCGCCGGTTCGCACTCTCCTATCGCCTATTGCCTATTGCCTCTTCCCTCTGACCTCTCAGTACGCTCCCCCGCTGGGGGTGAACGTGACCGGGGCGTTCGTGCCGTCCCATTGGACGTGGCCCTGGACGGTCAACTCACCCGGGCGGTGGCCGCTGGCCGAGAAGGGCTGCTCTTGCATGGCCAGGCCCTCCGTGGCGGTAAATGTCAGCGTGCTGGAGCCGAAGGCCCCGCCGCTCACGCGGTTGCGGAGCACCAGCGTGAACCCGCCCGAGACGCCCAGCAGGGCCAAAATTGCGCCCTGGTTGCTGCTGGCGATCGTGATCCGCGGCTCAACGGCCGTGATCGACACGATCTGGTCGCGGACCTGGCTGTCGGCCCCCTCGCCCTGGCAGCGGATGCCGAAATCGACACTGACGCGGACCTCCTGGTAGATCTGCTGCGAGCCGATCTCGACATAATCCAGGGCCCACTTCGACCAGGGATGCGGAATCGTCGGCAACGTGGCCGTGGTGATGATCGTGAACGGATCGGCGGCGCCGTCGGAGGAGTAAAAGAGGGCCTCGTAGTCGAGCACGGCATCGCCCTGGTGGGCGGCCGTCAGGGTCCGCGGAAAGACGATGCCCAGCGGACACGAAATCGACAGGTGGTCTCCTGCCGAGTCGATCCCGCCGCCGGCGAGCCACTTCGAGCCGAAAAGCACCAGCGGCGACCCGGCGGAGAGCGCCAGGCCCAGCGGTCCCACGGACGACATGGCCTCCTCAATGGCCTCCGTCTGGAAGCCGGCGGTCGGCTTCTGGCCGTAGAGGGCGACGATCGGCGAGTAGATCTGCCCGCTACTGGGCTCGCCCCGGACGGTGCTGCCGAGGTTGCTGGCCACGTTCCGGATGCCGGGGAGCACCGCGCTGCCGATCTGCACCGGCCCGGTCGTGTAAATCGAAAACGGCGGGCTGCTGCCGACCCCGCCCTTTCCTGGCAGAATCAGCTTTTTCTCTGCCGGCTTGGCCAACGCCGGCGTCGCGGTGATCTTTTCCTTTTCGGCGATCACCGCCAGTGCCGCCGTAGTGTTTTGGTTTTCGGCCGTCGCTCCCGGCGCCGCCGCGGTTTTCTCGTTTTCGGCCATTGCAGGGGATCCTTTGCGGTTGCGCGGGCCTATCCGGCCCGCTGAATGTCGTACGTATCGAGCCCGGCGCCCATCCGCTCGACCATCACCTTTTCGTGCAACGGCGGAACGGTATCCCGTTCGGCGCGGCTGATGGCCAGCATGTCGCCTCGCAGGTCCAGCGGCGGCTCGCCGGCATGGGGACCGTATTTCTTGGGCCGCGGCTTGTACTGGTTCAGGTGGACCACTCCGGGCAGGGCGACCCGCACGCCGCCGCGCGTGGAGTAGATCGAGGCCCGCTTGGCGCCATCGCGGGTCTGGCCGGAAAACACCATCGCCAGCGTCTGTCCCAACTGCCGTTGCTTCCGCCCGTTGTACGATCGCCAAAACGCCTTGCCCGATTGGCCCTCGCCGCTGCGGGCCCGGTAGGCCGGATCGCCCGCCACGTTGCCGGCCCGGTATTCCTCGGCGCCGGCGGAGGTGAAGTGCTTGGCCACAAAATCCTCGAACCACTTCCACCCGACGGCGGCCCAGGCCGCCTTCGAGGCCGCGTTGAACTGGGCGGGGAGCATCTGCGCGACCTCGGGGAATGCCTGATTCCGGGAGATTTTCGAGCCGTAGCGGACTTCGCAAAAAATCTGTGGCATCGTTCTGGCTCTACTCCGTGGCCCCGTAGAGGATCTCCAACAGCACCCAGTAATAAAATCCGCTGCCTGGTTCCTCCTCGGGTTTCTCGCGGGATGGGCCCATCACGACCTCGACCGACTGCACGTCGAGGTTTCCGGGCGTGCCGCCCAAGTTGCAAAAGTCCTCGATCACCGGGCCCAATTGGTTCAAAATCCAGCGGTCCGACTGCTCGGGGTAATCCCAGAGCATCAGGGCCGGTCCGCCCTCGGGCGGAGTCCACGTCTCGGGGACCGTCACCTCGATCTCGCAAAACAGCCGCCCGTTCTCCCGCCAGGCGTACAATCCGGTCCGCGATCGCCCGTAGCCCTGCCGGCTGGACGTATACAGCACGGCCAGCGGGCGGAGGCTACTTTCCCATTCGGCCGGCGAGTACTCCTCGCGGTTCGCCGGCGGCGGCAGGCCGGCCAGGTAGATCCGCCCGGCGGCCGTCGGCTGGTCGGTCGCAGCGACCAGCGCCTGGAAGGATGGGCAGGACGCCAGTTGCTGGCGCGCCGTTTCCAGGGCCGTCGAAAGTGGACCGATGGGTGCTTGCATGACCTACTGCTGCCTTCGGTAGCCCTCGCGGGCCTTTTCGTGGACCGCGATCCGCACGGCCTTGACCCGCGCGATGCTGGCGGTCATCGTCAAAATCTGCTCGATCTTGAAATCCTCGCCGCGAAACACGAATCGGTCGTGGATCGACGGGGAAAACACGCTCCCATCGCCGCCGGCCGCGGCGGACGTCCTGGGGATCGTCACCTCGCGCGTGTGGTGGCGCTTCATTCCGTTGCTTTCCTGGCGTTCCTCCACCTGCTCGGTCGAGAGGATTACCGACAGGAAAAACGGCTCCTGCGGGGCCAGCGCCGAGAAGTACTCGACCTCATCGGCCAGTTCTGCGGCCAGTTGTGCGGCCCCATCGGCGAATTCGGAGTCGTATTGCATGGCCAGGGGGAAAACGGGGGCAATAGGCAATAGGTCAGAGGGTAGCGCTCCGAACCTATCGCCTATTGCCTATTGCCTATCGCCGCTCAGCTCGTGGGGCTGGCGACGAACGCGTCGCTGTTGCTGGGGATCGCCACGTCGGTCAGCAAAAAGCCGGCCTGCGGGTGGAAGACCTGCGTCTGCCAATCGGCCCGCGCGCGGATCGTTCCGCCCCGGCGGGCCTCCTCGCGGTATTCCTCGACGATCACCGCCACGGGCTCTTCCGAGTCGCCGCCCGGCAGGGCCGCGTTTTCTTCGCTGAACATGAACGTCCGACCGATCGTGGGCTCGGCCGCGGCCACGTCCTCTTCGCGGCTGATGTGCGCCACCATGGCCATGGACGGATCCCACAGACGGCTCAAGAGGGGCTGTTCGGTCCCCGCGTCGTCGGCGTCGAAGTCGTCGCTGGTGGACGTGTTCGACACGTTTTTCCAGCCCTTGCCGACGATGATCTCTTCGAGCTGCAACAGCTCGCAGAGGGCCGGCAGGGCCTTCATCAGCCGGGTGGGGTCCTCCCAGCCCGAGTATTTCAGGAGGTTTTGGACCTCGGCCGTCCGCACCAGGGCCAACAGGGTCCAGTCGGTGAGGATCAGGGCGTTGGGCGGCGATCCGGAGTTGGCCAGCACCTGCTCGCGGGCGAAATCGATGTCCTCGATCGGCGTCGCGTTCGCCTTGTTCTGGGCCGAGCCGTTCCACGGGCACCCCTCGCCGGCGCTGCTGCCGCTGCCGGTCGTGTTGCCGCTGACGGCGCCGGCCAGGCCGGTCAAGGTCGAGCCGGTGAAGGTCGTGGTGTCGAAGACGGTCTGCGCCACGTTGCTTTCGAGGACCTGGAGCACGCGATTGATGGCGCGCTTCAGGGCAAAGACCTCTTGCTTGATGATCGCACCGTACATCGCGATTTCGCGGTCGTCTACCAGTTCCTCCGCTCCCCTCTCAACCGTGGCGAAGGGCGCTTGGTCGAACTCGAAGCTGGTGCGGTTGTAGCCGCCGTCGGCATTGCGGCGGAGGTCCTCGATCGGCGTCAAGAGGCTGGCGATTTTCAGTCGCAGGAAGTTTCCCGACTGGAGGGTCATCGGGGCGATCGGCAACACGCGGTGGCCGATGAACCCCCGCCGATTGGCCTCGAGGCTGAATTCGCCGTAGCTGAAGGAAAGGTCGAAACGCTGAATTGCGCTCCTGGGAACCATGGTACTACTCCAAAAAAGGTGGTGAAACTGTTAGTGGAGGTGGCGAGTGGCAATCGGAGAGAGGCAATAGGCAATAGGCAATAGGAGAGCCGTGGGGTCCGAACCAGCGGCCTATGACCTATGACCTATGACCTTTCACCTCTTACCTATTGCCTCTGACCCATTGCCTCCGTAGGAGCAGCGTTTCGACGCTCGGCGCCGCCGGTAGCTGCCACCGGCGGCGATGCTTTTTCATGTCGACTCGCACAAATGACCTGTCGCCGCGGGGTTTCGGCCGACGCCAGGCGGTGATCGATGCGGTATCCCGCGCGCTCCAGCCGCTGCTCAACCGCGTACCCCAGTTCGTAGCCGTGACACTCGACGCCGTAAAGCGCCGGCTTGGCCAATAGATCCAAAGGCACGTCGAGGAGCATCTTTTCGACGCCGGCGACGCCAATCCGAACGGCTGCCGGCCCGACCCGAAGGAGATTCGCCAACTGGATCGGGCGCTCGATCCGGATCCGGTCGTCGGCCAGGTCCAGCACGGATCCCGCCGGGCAGGCGGCTCGAAACGGCTCCCACTTGTCGGCTGGGTCGCCGTCGTAGGTCCGTTCGACGGTCCGCCGGGGCACGATCCGCGTCGCCTGGGTGTGGGGGTGAAAGCGCACGCCGTGCTCGCGCGTGATCGCGCGGCCCTCGTCGCGGGGCCATTTTCCCCCGGGCGTCTGGCGGTTTCCGGAGCCTAGCGGGCGGGTGTGGACCAGGTGCACCTCGTCGAGCACCGCGATCCCATCGTGATCCAGAATCTGGCCCCAGAGGTGGTCCAGGCCGTGCCCCGATTCGTTCAACCCAAACGTATCCCAGCACTGATCGAGCCCGTAGGGTCCGAAAAACGGCGCCAAAAGCTCGACGAAGCCTACCGGGCGGATCGTGCTGCCGGCCGCGGGCGAGGGCCGGAGCTGCTGATAGAGGCACTCGCCGGCATAGCCCTGGGCCGGCTGCAGCAGGTCGCAGCAGTACTCGTCAAGGGCCGAGAAACAGCGATTGATCTCGGCGGTCGAGAGCACGACGTCGTCGTCCAAGAGCCCGATTGCCCGATAATCGCGGCGGATCGCGGCCAGTTGCCCATAGGCCCCCAGGAATTTCCAGAGATCGTCCGTGAACCAATATTCCGCCTCGCCGCGGCGCGGACCCCTGCCGGTCCAGTCGTTGATGGCCACGTCGAAGGTCCGCGCAGCACCGAAGACGTCCGCCTCGCAGCGGCCCTCTTTCGCGTTCACGTAGAGCAGGCAATCACGCATCAGAGTTGCACCAGCCAACTGGAATCCGCAAAAAGCTGTTTCGGAGGTCCCAAGATCTCCTCGACGGCCCGGTCGACTCCCGGCCAGGTCGTGCGGTAATCGTGGCCCCCGATGAGGCCGCCCGGGCGGACCTTCGGTTTCCAGGCCACCAGATCCTCGCGCACGGACGCGTATTCATGGTCCGCGTCGACGTACACCAGGTCGAACAATTTGTCCGGGAAGCCGGCCGCCGCCTGGATCGAGCTCAGCCGCAGCTTCTCGATCTCGACTCCCGCCCGGACGTAGGGAGCGATCCGCAGGTCAAACTGGCGTTCGATCTCGGGTTCGGCCCAAAGGTCGATTGCCCAGACTCGTTGGGCGACAAGCGACAGCAGGACCGTCGCCTCGCCCGTATAGGCCCCGACCTCGGCCACCAGCAACCTGCGCGGCAGGACCTCGAGCAGATCCAGGAAGCCCGAATAAAGCGGGCTCCCCGGATAGCGCTGAATCCACACGCCGTCCTCCAGGATCGGCCAAAACAGCAGATCCCGTGCGGCGGGCGTGCGCAGGATGGCTTCGGCTCGTGGCATGGCTCGAGGCTCAATAGGTGGCGCCAGAGCCCGCTTTGAACGGCAAGTATTGGAACCAACTGCCGGCGCCGGCGGCGGCGGTCATGGACAACCCGCGCAACTGGGCGGGGGTGCCCGTGGGGCCGAGCTGGCCGTTGGCCGCGGCGTAGACGTAGGCGTACTGCAGGATGGCCGCCGAGGCCACGCCGTCGCGCTGGGCCGGGTCGCCCTGCGGGATCACGGCCGCCATCGGAAACTGCGGCGGCCCGATGGCCCGATCGTTCAACACGCCGATCTCGTCGTCGTTGGCACCGGCCAAGGCCAGCGCGCCGCCCGACATGATGACCCGCAGGAACGGGTCGAAGGCCCCGGAGACGGGGAGGCTCAATAGTCCAATTACGCGTCGCATGGAACGTTCTCCAAGGTGGAGGGTGGTGAAAGTGGTTAGTGGCGAGTGGCGAGTGATTAGTGGCGAGTGGTTAGTCAGCCGCGGCCGGCGAGTCTCGCCACTGGCCACTCGCCACCCGCCACTTTTTCCCTACTGCCGCCGGCGGGGCGGGTCGGGCATCTGCTCGTATTTTTCGGACACCATCCGCTTGGCGCGGTTGCTATTGCCCGAGGTGGCCACCAGGTAGGCCTGGTGCAGTTCCGGCCGCTTGTTGGCGGCGGCGACTACGGCGGCTATGCGGTCGGCCTTGCGACCCATGGCCACCTGACGTTTGACCTCCTGGCTCACCAGGGCGTCGAAGGCGTCGATCACGTCGTCCGGCTCGCCCTCGTCGCCGTGGCCGTCGTCGTCGTGGCAGTCCTCCGCCTCGTCGCCGTCCTCGTCGTCGGCCTTCTTGCCGTCCTTCTTTGGGCCCTTCTTGGGGGCCTTGCCGGCGGTGGGCTGGCCCGGCTTGCCGGCCTTGAGGGTCTTGATTTCCTCTTCGGCCGCCCGGGTGCGGTCGGCCAGGGCCTGCATCCAGGCGGTCGAGGCGGAGGCCACGGTGGCCTCGCCCTCGAGCTGGGCGACCAGAAACTTCTCGTCGGCGCCCGGGCAGGCGGTTTTCAACTCTTTCAACGTGGCCGCCTTGGGGGCGGCCGGGGCGGCTACGTCATTAGCCATGGTCGTGACTCCGGAATGGGTGACAGGGGTGGAAATTTGAGCGGTCGGGCCGCGGCCGAGCTTGGCGATCGCCCGGCCCAGCCTCGGAAAGCGGGCGGCCCAGTCGACGGCCACCGAGGCGGCCTGTTCGACGGCCCCGGTGCAGCGGTCGCAGAGCCCCAGCTCCGCGCAGCGCTCGCCCGCCAGGAGCGTCTCGTCGTCCATCAGGGCGGCGATCGCCTCGGCGGTCTGCCCGCTGCGGCGGGCGTAGATGCCCACGATCTGCTGCTCGACCTGGTCGAGCATCTCGGCGGTGCGGCGCATTTCGTCGGCGTCGCCGATGCACAGGTCGGCCGGGTTGTGGATCAGCATGAACGCGTTCTGGGGCATCTCGATCTCGTCGCCGGCCATGGCGATCACGCTGGCCATCGAGGCGGCGATGCCGTCGACGTGCACGATCTTCTTGGCCGGGTGGCTGGTCAACAGCGAGTGGATGGTCATCCCGTCGTAGACCTGCCCGCCGGGCGAGTTCAGCCGCAGGTGGAGCGTGGTGGTGTCCGCCGGCAGGCTCCGGAGCTGGGCGTAGAAATCCTCGGCCCGGGTGCCGAAGTAGCCGATCTCGCCGTAGAGCGCGATCTCGGCCTCGGCGCCGGCCAGCGCCTTGGCGGTGATCGTGCCGCGGCATTCGGCCTGCTCGGCCAGGCTCGCGCGGGGCAGAGCGGCCGGCGGCGCCGGGGTTTTGGCAGGGTCGCCGGCGGCGGGCGTGCCCGTTTTCGACGTGGGTTCAGTCGCCATGATGACCTCGCTCTGGTTCAGGGTGCATTGGCCGCCGGCGCCGGTTCGGCGCCCGGCTTGTCCTCGACGCCCTCGGGGCCCTCGGCCCCCATCAGCCGGATGTTGAAGCCCTGCGGCAGCGGCTTGGCCAGGATCTCGTGCCAGTCCACGTCCACGCCGAACTTCTCCCTGATCGCCTGGCTGGCCCGGATCGCCCGGCTGATCCGCCGCACGTTGTCGCCCACTATTTCGCGCGAAATGTCGTCGATGTCGAGCCCCTTGCGGGCCATGATCCGCCGCGGACTGTTCAGGCAGGCGGCCTCCTCGCTGGCGTCCGCCTTGACGTCCTCGCCCGGCTGGACGTAGGGCCAGGCCGGCGGCTGCCAGAGGCACTCGAAGATCTTCTGGCCGAACCGCGCGAAGAGGTGCCGCAGCGGCGGGCTCCGGCGGAGCTGGATCCGGACCCTCCACCGCCAGACCTCCCGGTGGAGGTGTGCCGCGAGCCAGTCCTGGAAGAGGCGCAGGCAGATTTTCATCTGGTCGGTCGCCCCTCTCCACCCCGAAAAGTTGGTCTGCCGGGGGTCCATCAGAAACACGCACAGCGGCAAGTCCAGATTGATCGAGAGCAAGGTCAACAGCAGGCTGGCGTGGGCGAAAAACTCGGCATTGGGTATGTTGGGCGAAAAGCCCTCGATCTTCTCGCCCGCTATCCGCGTGTAGACGTCGGAGCCCGGCTGGATGCCGTCGATCGGACGGCTGTAGGGGACCGGCGGCCAGAGGTCCGCGGCCGGATCCGTGGGCTGGCCCGGCGCGCCGATCGGCGGCGCCGCGTCGGCCGCCAGCGAGTGCAAGAACGCATAGCAACTGGCGACCTGGGCCTTCACGAGTTGCGCGAACATGAGGTCGTCGGTCATGCCCGCCATGTCGGCCACGGCCGCCAGGGCCGTCACGCCGCGGGTCTGGCTGAGCCGGTCCGGACGGTAGAGGTGGTAGACCTCGCGCTCGCGGGTCCCGGTGATCTCGTCGCGGCGGTAGGCCGGGAACTTGTCCACCTCGCTCACCAGGCGGACCGCCATGTGGATGTCCCAATCCCGCTTGGTGATCCAGTACTTCACCCGCTCGAGCCGGTCGGTGCACTCGATCCCGTGGATCACGTGGTACTTGCGGTTGCTGGCGATCGAGCTGGGCGTCCGGCAGCGGTGGTTTTCGACCGGCCAGATCCGCTCCTCGTCCAGCGGAATGTAAAACAGGTCGCCGTCGGTCACCACGTGCTTGATGGCCAAGACCTCGAGGTCGCGCCAGGTCTTCTCGCCGTCGGTGCTCACGGCCTTGGCGTCGTTGGCCCAGGCGTTCCAGTTGGCCTTGAGGTCCTTGTCGCAAGCCCGGTCGCCCGTTTTGGGGTGCGGGACAAAGCCGCCCTGGATCACGTTGGACGCCAGGCGGCGGATACCCTGCGCGACGAACGGATTGTTGCGCACGAGCTCGCGGGCCAGCTCGACCATCTGAAAATACGCGACCTGAATCCGGATGTGCCAGTCGGCCGACGTGCCCGTGTAGAGGATCCCCGGTTTCGGCTTGCGATAGATGCTGGGGCGCGCGAGGTCGTAGTCGTTTCGCAACGTAAAAAACTGCTCGGCGATCGACCTGGCGTCTTTTCTTGCCACTTCGGCTAGTCCCCGTAGTACGGGCCCGGATAGATCGGGATGAACGGTTCCCCCCGCCGCATGACGCGGATGTTCTGGCTCTGCTGGGCTCCCTGCTGGAAGTAGATCCACCGCTGGCAGGCGGCGATCTGTCGCTCCAGCAGCGTCTGGTCGACCTCGATTTCCTCCGCCCGGCCGCCGTGGGCCACGTGGTGCGATTGCAGCACCAGGAGCTGCCGGGCGGCCTTGATAAAGGCGTAGGCCATCGTCAGGCCGCCATCCGGCAGGTCGTAGCCGGCGTTCATCACATACGCCAGCTTCACGTCGCGGATGGTGAGCGGAACCGTGTCGGGCATGGCGTCCGTGCCAGGGGGGCCGGCAGTAAAGCGCCGGGGGCGAGTATCGGTCGCCCCACAGCGCCCAGGGCAGAAGGCGCAATCGTAGCCAGGCCGCCGGCGCTAAGGCAAGCAAAATCGCCGGCCGGCGGGACGGATTGTCGGTACGCTCGCCCTACTGGCAGAGGGGCCGGCATTCCGCGCGAAATGACTGGATTGTGTGCCCCTTGATGGGGCCAGCCCTCGCGGTAGAATAGACCAATCAAAATCTCGCCGAAGGGTAAAATCCCTACCTGCCGGTGGTCGGCAGTGCGGCCCCAGTCCTAGTAGTGAAGGACCGCCGCCATGGGATTACCCGCGCCGCCGCAATTATTATCCGTACTACCACCCGCTTCGGTCACGGTCCAAATCGACGGCGAGCCCATCACGTTTATTCATGCCCGAGCCAATCAGTTTATGGTCGAGGGGGGGCAGGGGTTTGCGTCGTCCGCACTTGTCGGCGCGCTTCTTAAAATGGAGCCAACTGCGTCCATTGCGTGGCTTCTGGGCGCGCTGGCCGGTGCCCAGGCAGCACGCGACGAGCGCCGGGAGGATCGCCTTTCCGAAGCCGCCTCAATTCAACGGCGCCACGAGGCGGTCCGAAAGCGTAGTCTGAGTCTCAGCCGGACGATATCGGGAAACATCGATGCGGTAGTACGCGATGGACCGGAGGAGTTAGGAAATCTTAAACCGCTCTTTCGCATGGGCCCGAAGGCCAGCGTTACGGGGATTTACTTTCTCGTCAAGCGCGAGAACGGTCGGCATCGGGTGATGTACGTCGGACAGTCCCGCAACCTCCCTACACGCGTTCGCGCACACGCAAGGTCGGGTCGCGTTGCCGACTATATTCTTTTCCATCCGTGCGCGCCGGCGGACCTGGAGCTAGCGGAACGGGCCTGGATTTGGGCGCTGAAGCCTGCTTGGAACACAGTCGGGGTTAACAATCCCAGCGGCAAAGCGGTCTGGGATCAGTATCTCGAAGAACAGTTCGGCATTTAGGGCGAGTGCAGGCCCTCGGCGATCCGCTCGACGATCCACTGGACCGCCTCGCTCATCGCGATCACCGGCCGGCCGGATGCCAGCCGGGCCTTGTCGCGCAGCAAAGCCGACCAGACCGCCTTGAACGCCCGCCGGGAGTCGACGCGGCGGAGCTGCACGTTCAGGTGCAGCTCGGCCGCCACCGTGGCGTTGGGCGGCAGTTGCGCGTCGTAGGGGATCACGATCGTCATCCGGGCGGTGGGCGAGGGCGCGGGCGGGCGGGCGGGCGTCTCGGCCGCGTCGGTCGCCGCGGCGGCGGCCGGGGCCGCGTCGTCGCCGGTGCCGCTCTCGGCGGCGGGCCGGGCTGGCAGATCGATCTCGGGGCCGAAATCCTCGGCCGGTTTGCGTTTCGTTTTCGTGCTCATACGATCTCCGGGGTTAATGGGGACCTCGCTGCGAGACGAGGAAGGGTCGGCCGTCGGGCATCAGCGAACGCGGGCGGGAGGGATCGCCTGCGGCCTGCGGCTGGTGGCGGCTCATAATCGCCGGCACCCGGGCGACCCGCACGATCCGCACGCCGCAGAAGTGGCCCGCGGCCACGGCCAGGTAACTGGCGTCGAAGTAGTGGTTCGCGCGGCTCTCCCGCTCCCAGCCGATCGTCTCGCCGACGCCCTTCTCGAAGCGTTTGACCGGCCGCTCGGCGGCGATGTGCTTGCAGTAGGTCACATGCTCGGTGGTGCTGCCGGCGTAGAGCGTGACGGCGCCCGCGTTCGGGGCGCCGACCGCATCCAGCGACGGAATCGAGAGCCGCTCCTGGAGTTGGACCTTCCAATAGTCGCTGTTGATCTTGCAGACGTGGCAGCCGCTGTCCCGCTCCCATTCGAGGTAGTATTGCTCTCCGAGGTATTTGACCGTTTTTTCTTTCTTGTGAGGATGAGAGTAGACCGCGCCATGGAGCTGCGAGGCGCCAAACCCCAGGCAGGGCCGGTAGCGCTGGCCGTGCAGACCCTGGCTCTCGGAGATGAAATCGTAGACCACGCCTACGCCCGAGGGGCGCCGGCCCTTTGTCTCGCCCTGGTAGCGGGCGTCGATCCACACCTGGTCGGGCACGCGGGGATCGTGGCCCGGCCAGTTCCAACCGCACTCGACCCGCTCCCGGAAATCGCGGAGCGCCACGAGGATGGCCCGCTGTTCGCCCAGGTCGTCGCTGGGGACCTCGATCGTACCGTAATCGACGATATGTCCCCGCCCGTCCGGCAGCCAGGCCATCGCCACCCAGTACCCGACTCGCTTTCCCAGGTCGAGACCGACCGTGAAATGCACGGCCTCCGGCGGAAACTGGCCCTTGGGCCATTGTCCGAACCGCTTGCGGGCGGCGTCGGCGCGGAAGTGCACCAGGTCGAGCTCCGGCGGTTGGTGCGGCACGGCCCAATAAAACTGATCCAGCTCCCGTTGGGCCGAGTCCTCATCATCGGCCCGCAGGGCCTGCCACTCCTTCCAGCCAATGGCGCCGACGGTCCAGAACAAATTGTTAAAAGCATTCCAGCGAAATCCGAGTGTCAATGTCTCCGGCGGATCGCCGGTGATGCGGCCCCGGCGGTCGATCGACTGGCCGCGGTGGAGGACCTTCGCCAGGAGGTTCATCACGCGGCGCTCGTCTTCGCTGATCTCGTGGCCGCACGCGGGGCAACAAAAATGAGATTGGCGGATCGCCGCCAGCTCGGTCTCAGCCTCGCGCCACCCCGCCAGGTGCTCTCGCTCCGGGCATACAAACTCGCGGCAGTGCGGGCACGGACACATGATCTTGCTGGCCGTCCCCGCAAGGTACTCTCGCCATACGCGGCCCTCGGGCACCGAAACCGTGCACTCGCCGTAAAACCGCCGCTCGAAAATGTCGTTGCTCGCCAGCCGGGCCTCCATCTGCGATACGGGATCCGCCTCCCGCGACGCCCCCGCCGCCGTATCGTACTTGTCGAGCTCGGTGGCTACGAGTACTCGGGACGTGTAGCTGCTGCGTTTTTCGTCCCCGCCGCCGGCGCTCATAAACTTGAGTTCCATCCCGTTCTGAAACTGCACCTTTTCGAGATTCCCGACGCCCTGGCGGCTGCCGGGACCTTTCGACGGCAATAGCGCGCGGTATTTCACGTTGGCGCGGATGGCCGGAAGAATTTCTTTGGACCACTTGTCGTGCGCGAGGTCCATGGTCGGGATCCCGTTGACCACGTTTTCGCCCTGCTCAAAGAGGTGGTACAGGGTGGGCGCGACGTAATCGTGAAGCGATTTCCCCGATTGCACGCACCCGGTCACCACGTGCCGCGGCCACCGGTGCGAGTCGATCAGGTCGAAGAGCAGCGCGCCAAACGGTTGCGTCTCCGCGCTCCACCGCTGGCCGACGTAACGGCCCTCCGGGATTACCAGCTCCTCCTCGGCCCACTGCCGCAGCGGGCGGATGATCCGCGTGAGTGCGCCGGCGGTAGCTTGGCGGAAATCGAGCTCAGCGTTTCTTTGGACCGGCGTCACGATCGCCACCAAAAGTAGAAGCCACCTCACGATTGCAGTCCTCGATCGCGTAGTTGATGATTTTTGCCGCCGGGGGCCCGAATGTTTTCTGGAGCGCGGTGCCGGCCTGCTGCAGCCTCCGCGCCAGGATCGCCCAGCAAAGCAGCGCCGCCTGGCGGTCGACCAGCTCACTCTCGCGCCGCCGCCGGTCTAACCGTGCGATTCGCGCCTTCTCCCGCTTTAGTCTCCACTCCCAGTCGATGGCCGGTGCTTTTTTCCGACTTTCTTTCCACGCTCGAATCGCCGCCACGTCATATCCCGCGCGCCCTTTTTCTGGCGCGCCACGTCTCAGCCACTCCTCGAGCGTTTTCCGATTGATGCCGAGTGCCGCGCTGGCCGCGACGATCGTGCCCGGCCGTTTTTCTGCCCCCTGGTCGAGTGGTGGAGGGGTCCTTGTTTTCACCGTCTGTATAAAAAAGGGCCCCAACAACCGGCGGTTAGCCCGTTCGGCCCGGGTCGGAAAGAACCTAACCCCCCCCCTCGGCATATCCTTCCCACTTTGCCAAAACGATTACCTCGCCGCTGGATAGGACGGCCTCGGCGACGACGGAGTATTGGCAGCCTGGGGTGAGTTGTGACGTCTGCTCAGAGGTCAGCTCAAAACTAACGGCAGAGGCGGTTAACGCCGCACCGGGGGCGACGAAAGTGGGCGACGCGGCTAACTGATCGCCGAGCCGCTCGGTCCAGCGGAGGGCAATGCCGGCCTCGCTAATGTCGGGCCACCAGGACCGGCCAATGGTGATGGCGTTGTTGGTATTCGTGCCGTAGCTCGTGCCAACGGTAACGTGGAGTTGGCCGCCGAGGGCAACGGGTGAGACTAGGGATACCTGCGCGGGCACGAATGCGGCGACCATGGAAACGAGGCTGGCGAGCTGGGCGGCCTGGCCGGAGCTGAGGCCGCCGGAGCTGATCCCCTGGGTGGCCGACAGGAGCGCGCCGGCGCTGTCGGCGACGGTGAAGTCGGCGCTGGTGGCGTCCTGCCAAACAGCGGCGGCGATCGCGGCGGCATTGGGGGGCACTTGGCCGCTGGCGTAGGCGCCGACGGTCACGTTGCCGGCGGGCTGCCGGCTGCTGACGGCCGCGTCGAGGTTGGCGAGCTTCGATTGTTCGGCCGAGGTGAGATAGTCGGTCGGCAGCGCGCCGGCGACGGCCGCGTCGATCGCCATGGTCCACACACTCGGCAGGCTCGGCAGCGTCACCGCCGAGCCGGCCTGCTGTGTGGCGGCGATTTGGGCGTCGATCGAGCCGGCAGCCGGCGTGGTGCCGCTCGACAGGGCCAGGGCCATCGCATTGCGGACCTGTTGCGCCGTCAGCCCGCCGCCTAGCGCCGGCAGCGTGAAGTTGGTCGCGCCGACCAGCACCGGCGAACTCGTGGCGTCGGCAATGGTGTTGGTAAGCGTGCTTAATTGGGTATATCCCGATGAATCAAGCATCCCGGTGGTAGCGTTCTGAAAAACTCCGGAGGCGTAGTTATAGGCGATGAACGGTCGGTTGTTGGTTGCGTTTAGGTGAATCGGCATGTGCGGTTTCGAGGCATAGCCGTCGCTGTCCAAAAGCGCAGGCCCCGACCAGAGAAAGCCGCTCGCGTCGATAGTGCAGTTGGCCAAATCTCTCGTCAGACCCTGCGGGTCAACGAGGCAAACCACATTCCGCCTCCATACCGTGTAGGCCAGCAGCACGCTCCCGGCATTGGTCCACAGGAACGGGTATTCGATGCGACCGAATTCGCTGGATTGGCCGACTAAAGGCGATTCGGGTGCAAGCTGAAATTGTGCCGTAGCGATCGTGCTGCCGCTTTGGGCCTGCGTTGATTTCCAGAGCGAGAACCCGGCCCGCCCGTTGGCCTGCTCGATCGTAGTGACAATGTAGACGTATCCCTCGTTCACGGCACAGGCGGAAGGCGCGGCATTGGCGAGAATTAGTGGCTGACCGCTCAGACCATTGAACGTGTTTTGCGACCAGTCTGCCGCAGTCAACGGGCTAGCATTAGAGCCGTAAGCCAAGGTTACAAAGTTGCCCTGATGGCCCACAATAATCGGCGTCCCATCCGATAGGACGGCCAGATATGGCTCTGTTGTCGAGAAGGCAAGCGACACGTAAGACCACTCGCTTGACACGGCTGCGCCGGACGAAATTGACGGCAAACAGCTTGAGGTCGATGGATTGCAGGCCACCAGATCGAGCGAAGCGCCCGCTCCAGCGTAGAGGGCAAACAACCACAACCCATTGGGATACGACGAACCGAGCGCCGCCGAGGCTGGCAGATAAATGCCCGAAAACGGCACGCCAGAATAGGAGACCGCGAAGTGACCGCCGATGAAACTCAGGTCAACCGCCCCGCCGCCGGCAGCCCCGGTCGTCGTCCAGGTTGGCGTGGTTTGGTTTGCGTTGCTGCTGACCTTGAAAACCAACTGGCTGCCGCCCGTCGAACTGTTGACCCGATCCACGACCCCCAACACAACAGCATTGCTGCCCGCGATTGCCAAGGCCGCGTTCCATACGTTCGGGCACATGCTGAGGTAAGTGAACGTGCTATTGTTCACCGACACAGCGCCGCCGGTAGTGTCTGCAAGCCAACCAGCGGGCACGCCGAGTTCGTAGGCATTTGTTGCCGGGTCCTCGGCAATGCTGATCGTCCAGCTTGAATCGGGATGGCCGGAAGTAAAACCACCGTTTATCCACGAACCTACGCCGCTGCTGTTGGATAGAATGGCGGATAGAAGAGTAACCTCGTAGGTTGGCGTTGTTGCTCCAACCGAGAGCGTGGCGGTACTTGGACCATTGCTATCGTTCACCGTCAGCGTGCGGCTTCCATCGGAGTTGGTGACGATGCTGACGCTCGCACCGCTGTAGTTCGACTTGAGCCCGATCATGTTGTAGGCAAAGTCGCCCTGCCCGAAAATCTCCGTTGGCGTTCCCCACGCCGTTCCAGCAGCGTTGCTCGCCTTGGCAAGCATCATGTCTACTTTGATCGTCTCGCTAATCCCACGAGAAAACATGACTTGTGGCAGACCATCCGACGCTACACCGATACCCGTGACGAGCGATCCACCTTTAATCGAATTACTCGCCCAGTCGGCTGGCGGCAAGACCGCATTGGCGTCGGCGAGCACGGAATACACCGGCTTGTTCCGCGAGATCACGGCCGGATCGAGTGGCTCTTGTCCAGCCCCCTCGGTGCCTGCGGTCCCGAAGCGGATTAAGTTAAGCTGCACCTGCTGGGCTGCTGCCGCAGAAGTATACAGCAGCATTACCGGGTATAGCACCGTTTCATTGGCGTAGGCTTGCGACGCGGAAGCGAGCATCTCCCAATCTGGCGAATCAGAGTTGCCCAACGCCACGCCACGCCCCCAAAGTTCAACGATATAGAGGTTGGTCGTTGAAGTTGGCCGGAAAACTAGTTTGTATTCGAGCTTTCCGCCATAAGCATCTGGGCTACCCACGGAGAACGCTGTGCCCCCGAGTAGGTTCAATTGCGCGTCCAACATGCCAGAACTGCCCGTGCTGGGCAGCAAGCTGACATAGGTTGCCGTCGATGATCCATCAATAGCAGGACCAGCACAATGAGCAGAGTTTGAATCAACTCCCAGAAACAACTCGAACGGTAGTTCCGATGGAATATGCGATCCAAGCGACACGGAGAAGTCGAAAACCGTCGGCGCGCCCGGACCCGAGCCGGTCGGAACAAGAGCGAGACCAAACGGGGTCGTGCTGCTGCTTCCGGTTGTCGCAAAAACCGTCATGCGCTCGTACTCTCTACCGCCCGAATTAGGCAGCAGCACCGAGAGGGCGTTGTTGACCTGCGAGAGCGTAAAGGTGTTGCCCCACACCGTCAGCGAATAGGAAGCGATGCCGTGTGTGGTGCCTGTTGGATCGCAGTCGGCTGGCGCCGCCGCAGTAGAATTGGAAACGAGCGTCGGCAGCGTGGTGGCCAAAAATCGGTGCCAGAAGGCGAGCGTGTCAGGGGAACCGGCACCCACGTGGCCGCGCCGGCGTCGGGGCAGGGCGAGGCGGCGATCAGGCAAGGCAAGCGTGGTCATGGCGTCACCAATTCCTGGCTAGTTGGTCCTCAAACTGTTCGGCGGTGGCACGCGAAAAATCGCGGTGGCACTGGGGACAGGCGGTAATCCGCTCTCCGGCGAGATTCTCGAAGCGGATGTGCCGCACGGGCGGCTTGCCGCAGGGCAGCGACACCGCGGCGATCATCGCCGCATGACACGTCGGGCAGTAAAAGGTGGTTCGGGTCATGGCGGAGAGGGAATAGGTGATAGGCAATAGGTCATAGGCCGCTGGTTCGGCCTCCGCGGCTCTCCTATCGCCTATCGCCTATTGCCTCTCTCCTGTGGCCAATTGCCTCTCCTCTCAGCTTCTTGCTCAGCGTGGCCGCGTCGAACCAATCGAAACTCAGCTCGGGATTCGATGCGAACCGCCCGAGCGTCCGGAGCAGCTCCGCGCGGCTCGCGTCGTCGTAAAAAAAGACGTACCGCTCGGCCCCCTTCGCCAGCACCAGGATGTTCGTGTCGTCGGGCATGGTGGGGGCAGAGGCAATAGGTCATAGGTAATAGGTTATAGGTCGGAGGCGGCTGGTTCGCGCCGCGCGGCGCTCCTATCGCCTATTGCCTATCACCTATTGCCTCTTTACCGCGGTTGCAGCGGCCTTCCGCCGCCGCACTGCATGACCATTTTCTCGTTGAGGTCGGCCATCCGGGTGGCGGCCGTGCTGAAGGCGGTGACGGTTTCCTGGTGGGCGGCCATCAGCTTATCGAGCCGGACCTCGCTGGCCTGGGCCATCGCCGCCCGCTCGTCGCGGGCCGCCTTCTGCTCCCGCGGGTCGGCCACGGTGAGCCGGTAGTACAGGTAAAACCCCAGCACGCCCAAGGCCCCGCCCGACTTGATGAGCGTGTCGATCCAGTCGCCCACGCCGCCCGGTGCGGCCTGCGCAATGAGCGTGCCGCTGTGGCTGGAAGGCGCCAACAGCGCGCCGGCGGCGACGGCCAAGAGGACCCCGGGGGTCACCAGTTTCAGTGCGGTGGCGAACATGGGAGTGGTTAGTGGCGAGTGGTTAGTGGCGAGAAGGGGAGAGGCAATAGGCAATAGGTCATAGGCCGCTGGTTCGGCCTCGGAGGCTCTCCTATCGCCTATTGCCTATTGCCCCTTTTTCAACAGCCGCGGGGGGCGGAATTCTCCAGCCCGCGCGGCATCACGGATGGAGGTCTCACAAAATCCACTGGCCGGTCAGCGGGTTGTACCACATGTACGTGCCGGTGGCCGGGTTTAAGAGGTACTCGAACCCGCCGTAACCGCCCCATCCGCCACCCCAGGGGTGCGGACCGGGATACGGGTGCGGGCCGGGGTGCGGACCCGCCTCGACGTCGTCTTCATCGCCGTAGTCCTCGCCATAGCCGTAGTCGTAGGGCGAAACGGCATGGCGGAAAAAGTGGTGATGGAACGGGTGCGGAAAGGCCGCCGCGTGCGGCGCCGGGGCCGGCGTAGGATACGGCGGATAATACGGCGGATAAGGCTGCGGCTGTGGGAAGGGGTTGATGAAGGGGAAGGGGAACGGGAAATGAAACCCGCCAAAGCCTCCCTTTGCACCTTTCTTGGCCACGAGCCCCTTGAGCGCGCCGCTTAAAAGCCGGTACTTCGTCACGTCGCTGGTCTGGAGCGCGTCGACGTCGGTCACCAGTTGCGTGACGGCCGTGGTGACGGCCGCGGCCGTGCCCTGCTGGGCCGTGGTGTCGGTCGCAAGCTGGGTGTTGGCGGCCGTGACGGCCGCCTGGTCGGTGGCGACCTGGGCCTGGGCGGCCTGGTCGGCAGTGACGGCCGCGGTGAGCGCGGTCACGTCGTTTTGGACTTGCTGCAACTGGGCCGGCGTCGGGTCTTGGCCGAAGGCGGAAACGCACAGCAGCAGCACGCACGCGATGGCCCCAAGGGCCGTTTTCGCACAAAGCATAGCACAGTCTCCTAGAGAAAAAAGGATGGTTTCTTACGAAGTTGGAAAGAGGGATTAGGGATTAGGGATTAGGGATTGGATTGGCGGGTTGGGTCTTTTGGTGCTGCGGGCTCCGTAGGGTGCGTGAAACGCACCGTTGCCCGCTAATCGGCGTCGGTGATGTCGAGATAATAGCTCTTGCCAAGCTCAAATACGTCAGCGCGGATCGTGCTCACGTGCAGCATGCCTCCGGGAGTGGACTCAAAAAACGCCTTGTTTTCGGGTCCGTCCTCGGCGCCCACGGCAAACAGCTCAGCGTCGTTGACTTCTTTCACCTCGCTCCGGCCGTCCTTGTATACGGACTGTTTTCTCCGGGTGATGGACAGGCACTTGAACTTGCAACGCGTCTTCATAAAACCTCCATTTTCTTTGCTTCGATCGGAGTAAATGACAGGCCGAGTCTCTCGGCACGGGCCTCCATCCGCTGGCGCAACCGGCTGTACTGCCAGCTCGAGGGCATGTAGGAGCGCAGCCCGGCGAGCCATTGGTCGAGGTCCGTGGGGCACAGGCCGTCCGGCAGCGCCAGGAGCGGGCCGTCGCACCGCTTGAGCGCGGCAATGCAGACCTCGCTGCAAAACCAGCCTAGGACGGGCTTGGGCGACGGCAGCCCGAGCACGTGTTGCAGGCCCGCGTCGATCGCGGCCCGCAGGCTGTAGGGCTGGCCCACCTGGCCGTTGCACCAGGCGATCATGGCGGGGCTTTCCCGGCAGCCGAATTGCTCCAACGGTACGACCTTCCACCGCGTGGGATCCGCTAGCTCCTGGTCGGCAAGCGGCGGCAGCCAGGCCACGCCGCTGGGCACGCCGGCGGCCCGCTGGGCCGACGACGGCCAGAGGGCCGTAAACCGGTGGCCGCTGGCGACCCGCAGCTCGGCGTGCACGTCCGGGCCGCAAAACTCGTGGATCACCGCCGCGTAGGAGCTACTCACGCCCGGCTTGTATTGCTCGAACAGGAGGTCCATGGGTGGCGGGTGGCGAGTGGTTAGTGGTTAGTGGCGGGGAGGCGGGCAGGTGATAGGCAATAGGTCATAGGTCATAGGCCGCTGCGTCGGCCTCCGCGGCTCTCCTATCTCCTATTGCCTATTGCCTCTTCCCGCGGGTTGTGGTGCGTTTCACGCACCCTACAAACTGAGGTCATAGGTCACAGGTCATAGGCCGCCGGTTGGGGCCGCGCGGCTCTCCTATCCCCTATTGCCTATTGCCTCTCCCCTATTGCCTCTCCGCTCCGGGCGGTGAATCAAACGAATAATCTGGCGCCGCGGACACATTCACGATCACCCACAGATCGCTGTCTTGGGTGAAAAACTTGTCTTCGAGGTAGGCGTAGCCGCCCACGCCCCAAGTGCTCGACCAGCTATTGAGGATCTTCCAGAAGCACCGGCCGGGGTAGTTGGGCGAAGTGAACGTCCCGCCGCAGACGGTGATCTCGTGGTTTACGCCGTTGCCGGCGCCGGCGGCGTAGGTGATGAAGCCCTGGCTGTCCGGGTTGAACCCGTTGCCGACCGAGATCCCGCAGGTGATCGGCAGGCCCCGGGCGATCGCCGCGGCGATGTAGCCGAGGTTCTGGCTCGTGTCGTTGGGCGGCCCGTAGACGCCCAAGAGCGTGTGCTGGGCCGCGTCGCCCTGATAGCCGGCCGGCAGGTTGCCCCAGCGGGGCATCAAGGACAGGGGTATGGTGCCGGTTTGCCCGAACAGTTGAATCACGTCGCCGGCCATGCCGCCGTTGCTGCCATCGGTGGCCGCGGCGGCGTACCAGGGCGAAAACGGGTAGAAGTTGGCCGGCCCGAAGGCCCGGTAGACTGCCGCGTTAAACAGGCTGGTGGGGGCCTCGGCATAGCAGATCCCGTACTGGCCCTGGTCGGGGACCACCTGAAACTGGGTCGAGAGGTCCACCTGGTAGGGATACTCGCCCGGGTTCAAGGGTGCTAGCACGGCCTGCATCGATTGGATCGGCTTGCCGTGAATGGCGAAGCGGAGGCCCGCAGGGGCCGGACGGAGGCCCAGGTACCGTTTCTGGCCCTTGATGGTCACGAAACCCTTGCCCTGCGGCAGGTAGCCCTTCAGGAGCGTCAGAACGTCCGTTTCGGTGGCCGTCGGCGAGATGGTCTGGGTGCCGAGGATCTTGACGACGCCGGCCGTGCGCGAATAGGCGATCACCGCGGGCTGTTTTGAAGCGGGGGCCAGGGCGACCCAGGCATCGAGCGCCGGCGGGTGCGAGACGGTGAGCATGGCCGGATCAATTACGAGCCAGGAGCCGTTCTGAGAGCCCAGGAAGGCGGCGATCGCGTGGGAGTGGGAGACCTCGGCCAAGGATTGCGAGAGGGCGAACTCCGAGCCGATACCGACGACCGAGAGCGTCGAGTCGATCGAGGCTGGCGCCGGACCGGGGGTCGGATTCGGCGTCGGGCCGGGGGCCACCGTGACCGTGACGGTTGCTGTGGCGGAGCCGCCGCGTGCGGTGCATGAAGAGCAGCCGCCCGAACAGCATCCACGGCCGCGGGTGGCCACCAGCGTGTAGGTGCAGGTTTCCGTGGGACTCACGATCGTGTAGCCCGTCGTGACTCCCTCGTCCTGGCCGGTGATGGTGACCCGATCGGCATTCGCTGTCGACCAGGCCAGCCGCGTAGACCCGCCCGGTAAGATTTGTTGGGGCGTGGCGGTGAAACTCAGCACCCTGGGGGAGAAAAAGAATTGCTCTTGCGCGCACAACGCGGAGCCGGAAAGAATGGCCGCGAGACAAACGAGGCTAATTGCGAGTCGTTTTGGCTGCAACATGAGACGGAAGGGGGTTAGAGTGGGTGTTGCGGGGGCGATCGAGAGACGCCCCACGGAAGAAAGCGGGACACAGCGGCGTACACAAAGATCGCATCATGCGAATGATCCCTGCTAGCATCCTGCGTTGGGCCGGTGTACACCTGAGCGGCTCATACGCCGCTGGTCCCGGAGCTGCTGCGAAAAACCCTAACCGCCGCGAAGGGATAAGTCAAGCAAAATCCGGGCGCCGTAAGTGGTTAGGGGTTAGAGGTTAGCGGCGAAAAGGCAGCACGGAAGGGGCAATAGGCAATAGGGGATAGGAGAGCCGGAAGGCCCGAACCAGCGGCCTATGACCTATGACCTATTGCCTCTTCCCTCTTTCACGGCCTCGCCCCCCGCAGATGCACCCCGTCGATCTCGTTGGCCACCTCGCCGCGGGCCTCGTGCATCGCCCGGATGCCCAGCGTGAGCGCGATCTCGATCTCTCCTCGCGTCAGATGCTGGTTAATGTCGAGCGTCAGGCTCTGCCTCAGTATCCCGCCGGGGAGTTCGATGGCCGGCGGCAAATCAACCACCTCGAGCCGCGTCCGCCACCAGGCCTCCTTGACCTGGATCCGCCGCCGGTCGGCCTCGCGGCGCCGCTCGAAATCCTCGGGCGTGACCAGGGGGTGATCGACAGGGAGCGACGGATCAAAGACGAGGATTTCAGCGAGCCGCTTATCGCGAACGGGTTCCGAGATCGGCGGGATCGGCGCCCGGGGCTTCGTGGTGGAGGTCGCGGATTTGGTCGGCGGCAGCGGCGGAGATGAAGGTGCCACGCGGGCGCCGAGCTTGTGTAGGTGATAATACAGCCCCTGCCGCGACAGTCCCAATCGCCGGGCTGCCTCGCCGCGGCGCCCGCCGCAGGCCTCGAGTACCGCCAGAATCTCCCGACCGCGATCCGTCACGTCAGTGGCCATGATCGGCCATTGTAACGCGCAGAAGGCGAAACCCCCCTCCCGCCGCGGTCGGCAACATGGGGAACCTGCGCGGGCGTTGTGGCCTGTGAAAGCCCCGCGAAAGCGGGAAACCAATGCTTCCGTGGTGGGGTTTATTGGCTTTTGTGGGGTTTCAGCGTAAATTCAATAAGGTGGGCAAGTGGGTTTGGTCGATCTTGTGTTTTTGCGATATGATTCCCGCCGGACGGAGGCATTACGATGTCAAAAGTTGAGCAGCTTATTCGGGAGCCCGGGGTTGGACATCAGGTGGTCAGAGGAATCATTGGGATTTCACCGGGCACAACGGGGAAAATCACGGTTACGAGCGGGGGCAAGAAGTACGTCGTTAACGCGACGGTCTTGCGAAAGGTCGGCACGAAGCTAACAAAGTAGGGCCGGCCGTCTTGAATATCGCTTTCCAGGCTCTCGCAATCGTCGTCCTGATTCTTCCGGGAGCCATCTTTTACAGGTTCAGGTCTGCATTTGGCCACTTTCGAGCCCAACGTCAACTGACGGACGAGATTTTGCATAGTCTCGTGGCAGCAGCAGTCGCTCATCTCGTTTGGGTGCCCCTCAGCAATATTGTGAGTTCGTGGCTCGACCTTGGATTGTGGGTCGATCTAAGATCCGTCTGTACCTTGGTCGCCGGACGGTTGGACGAAGGCTCAAGTTCGGTGACTGCGCTGAATTCGCTCAGTGACCATCCGGTGGCGGTTTTCGTTTATTTTTCCACGTTGTTCGGGGCGTGCGCTCTATGCGGTTACGGCCTCAGAAGATTGCTTCAGTGGATTCACGGGCCTATCAAAGAGCTTCTGCTTTTCGCCGGACCCGACGAATTTCAGGCGCGTCGGTTTGCTCACTGGTCCCGCGTGTTGTCCGTTGACATTGCCACGAATCAAGTAACATGCACCACCGTAGTAGCCTCAGCCCTCCTCGGGTCCAAATCGTTCTTGTACGCTGGGCTCTTAAAAAGCGTGCTTTGGAATGAATCATCCGGGGAACCGGAGTGGTTGGAGCTATCTTCAACCATGCGCCGCGAGACAGGGGCGGCCGACGAACCGCCCGAAGGTGAAGACGAGCACTGGTATTCCATCCAAGGTGAATCGTTCATGTTGAGGTATTCCAAAGTGGATACGCTCAATCTGATCTATTCGGCGCTGGGCGACCAACCGGCCGTAGAAGAGCCGCCACTCGATTCTGGTGCCGCGTCTTAACTGGTCGGTCGCCACGGCGACGGCGCCCGCCCCGCTGGGCAACGGCGTCCGCAACTCGCCGTCGGCCAGGGCGGCCAGCACGCGTGCCGGCATGGATCAGCAGCGGGCCGCGGTAGGCCGGCCGCCACTTGCGATTTTCGACCCGCTTCACGTCGGCCTGGTCGATGCCCTCCCAACCGACGATCAACGAGGCGTACGGCTGGCAGACCGTAAGGCACTTCATACGCCCACCTCCCACGGCGCGGGACAGGCGGCCCGCGCGGCGTCGTACTCGCGCTTGTAGGCCTGATACTGCGCCTCGGTCATGCCAGCAAACTGCAATCGCATGGCACAGGCAACCGTGCTGCGGGGCGGGCGCCGCACCGTCCGGGCCGCGGCCCGAAACTCCGCCAGGTGCTGCTTTCGCCGCAGCCGCGCCTCGAGCGCCCGGAGATCGTCCGCCGTTGCGTTACTGGCTGCCTGGCTCATACGGCGGCCTCCCGGGTCGTCTCCGCAGGTGCACGCCACGGCTGGGCGCAGGCATCCCACGCGATCCGCCGGAACTGGCGCTTGAGCGTCGCCAAAACCTGTTGCGGATCGGTGCCTTCCGGGCAGACCTCAGCGAACTCCGCGGCCGTGTTCCGAAGGATCCCGATCAGGCAGGCGACCCGCGTCTTGCGGACCACCTCGCGGGCCGTTTTGCGGGCGGCGCCGTGGATCCATTCGCGGTGCTCGGCGCCCAGGAAGACCACCGCCGCGCCCAGAATCGCCAAAAACAGCCGATCGTCGCGCGGCACCGTCCAGGGCGCCGGCACACGCCCCGCCGGCCAGGTGATCCTCACGGCGCCGTCGTCGCAAAATTCCTCGACGGCGCCCAGCAGCAGGTCCTTCACGACCCGCGCGGCGATCGAGACGGCGCGCAGTGCTTCCCTGCGCTGTGTGTTGGGTAGGGTGTTGTAGTTGAATTTAGAACTACTACTACTACAAACAAAACAAACATCAGGCGCGCGCGCCGGCGCGCCCGCGCGTTGGGAGCCCATGCCATTCAGCGAAGGGCCCTCGGGGGTGTCCCATGGATGGGACGGGGTGTCCCATGGATGGGACGGGGTGTCCCATGGATGGGACGGGGTGTCCGGCTGGTGGGACACGCTTTGGGCCGGGGTGGGCTGGTCTTGGGTGGGCTGGGGTTCGTGGTCGGCACTGGGTCGGCCGACCGAAAGAAAATGGAGCGATTCGGGCAACGGCATCCCGCAGACCGCGTAGATTCCAGCCCAGTCAATCTGGTAGGTGTTGCCGACTGGCTGTCCGCACCGCTCCGTGGCGATAACGCGCAGGATGCCAGCTCCCCGCGCGTCAGCAATGATTCGCAAAATCGTGGATCTCGAGCCCCGAGGGCCGATCGGGTCGAGCGTAAACGCCAGCCAGCCCTGGTCGGGAGCCCAGGGCTCGCCGAGCCCCCGTCGCGTATTGAAGTATACGGCGAACATCAACCGCACGAATTTATCCTCGTGGGCACAGGTGGCGCTCATGCGGCTCACAACATACACGAACTGCCGCCAGCGGGCCGCCTCGGCCGCCTCGCTGTCCTGCCACGCCCCCGCCATCGTCTGCTGCTGCTTTTGGTTCTGGTTTCGGTTCCGTCCGCTCATCGTGTCGCTCCTAGGTCGCAGCGTAAGTGGGATTAGGGATTAGGGACTAGAGGATCATCCTCAGCGGGATTGCCTCCACGGCAAACGACGGCGGGCGGCAGGATTGCAGCTCCTCATCAAACTGACTGCTGTCCTGGACGTGTTCCACGGCGATCCGCGTAATGAAACAGTGGATCGGAATACCGCTGGACGTGTGGCCCTCCCAGACGCGGGCAGGAACGCCATTTAGGTCGACGATTTTCGTGGTGCTTTCAACTTGGATCTGCATGCCTCATCACCCTTTCGCTCTGCGAGCCGGCGGTCCGTCCTCGACGCGGTCCGGCCGACGGGGCCGGAGTCGAGCCGATTTGTCGAGGGGACGCCGTAGCTCCTTTCTTTTCGAGGCGGCTATTTTCCATACACAAACTCCGCGTCGAAAACGGACGGCCGGCTCGTGGCCTTGTGTTACGGCTTGCCGAAATAGATCGGCACGGCCTTCGCGTTGTCCTGCGGATCGTCCTCGCCCAGGGCCGCAGACAGCCGTGAGTGGATGTCGGCCTGGTGCTGCTCCTGGAGCTGGTCCAATGCCCCAGGCTCCGGCAGCAGCAGGATCCGCTGTGCCTGGCCGTCGTATTCCAACAGCAGGCGGACAGGATACTCCTCTCGCTCGCCAGTGTTCGTGTAGATCGGCACGCGGACGACGATCTCCTCGGGCAGGTCCGCCGCCCCTTGCACCTCGGCCTCGATCGTGCGGCCAAGCGACTCGCGCGACTTGCCCACGTCACCGGCGCCGCCGATGATGGCCTGAAAACTCAGTCGCCGGAAAGCGGTAATGAGGACCTCGTTGGCCTTCAAATAGAACCGCAAGAGGCGGATCAATTCCTTCTGGGTGAACGCCACCGGAGCGTCCTGATCCTCGATTTGGCGGAGCTTGTTCCAGGGGGCGCTCCAACTCAGCGTAAACACCACCAGGTCCCGCCGGTCCGAATCATCGAGGATAAGGGTCACCGCCCCGCCGCCGTGCCAGATCACCGGATCGGCCTGGCAGGTCCGGGCGTAGGTGATCAGGTCCTCAAGGGATTGCACGAAGTGCTTCCGACAGGGCGGCGGAACGGAAAAAAGCTCATGCTTGCCGGATTGGACCAGCAGCTTACTGCGCGGGTCCGGGGTGTCGATGAAGGCGACGGCCTTCGTCAGTTGCTCGGCCTCGCGGACGGGGGCCTGGATCGCCTTAATGGCTCCTTCGGTCAATTCCACGGAAAAATCTCCTCGGTTAAAAGGCTAATGAAAACGCATACAGCCGGCCGCACTAGACCGGCTTGACGTCGCGGACCTCGCCGCGATCGACCTTGCCCGTATCCGGGTTGAGGTCGTCGAAGGTGGTCTGTTCGAAGTTCTCCGGCGATTCGCTGCTGAAGTAGGGCCGGCCCTTCGGATCGAGCCCCAGCGAATAGGGCCGCGTGCGGCGGTCCGGAATGACGGCATTCAGGTTGAAGGTGGCCGTGAGCCCCTTGGTCCGCAGGGTGTCCTCGAACTCGGGATCCTCCGCGGCTACGGGCGTGAGTTGCAGCTCCATGACCACTTTCCGGGGCCGATCCTCCAGCGGCCGGTCGGTGCAATCCGCCACGAACTCCTCGACCAGCCGGCGAAAGGCTCGCATTGCCTTCCCGCCGTCAAGGTCCTTCAAATTCTGCAAGTCGAACAGTAGTAGTCCCATGGGATTCTCCGCAAAAGTGGTTAGTGACTAGTGGCTGGTGGCTGGTGCTCAGCGGCTCTCGCCACTGGTCACTCGCCACTCGCCACTTCTCTAAGCTTCCATCGCCGGCGCCTTTTTTCCGGCCGCTCGTCGCGCAGCCGCGTCCCCAGGGCCACCTGGCGGCGCATCTGCTGCGAGCGGATCGCGGCGACCAGCAGACGCATGCTCTTGTCCAGCAGTTTGATGCCGGCTTGGAGATCCTCCTCCAGCAGGATGTCCGCCTCGCGCGCCACGAGCGCGCGGGCCAGCGTCTCGACGTGCGTCGAAATGGTAATGAAATGTGCTGGCGGCCTGCCGATCTTCCGCTCGCCGTTTACCGCGTTTGCTCCGTCAACCATGCCGTATCCCTCCTGAATTGTGGTAAGAGGTAATAGGCAATAGGTCATAGGTCGAAGCCCGCTGCTTCGGGCCGCGAGGCTCTGCTATTGCCTATCCCCTATTGCCTCTCACCGTCGTAAAGTTCCCACGGCGCCGGCCCGGCCGACCCGCTCGGCGAGCAGGAACTCCGGCCGCACCCTATCATCCAGCTAACTCACAACCACCATTTCCGGCACCGCGGGCGCGGGCCGCGTCGATTGAGCTCGGCCTGACCGGGGAGGTCGTTGAGGTCGTGAACTCTTCGGCGCGGCCCGCGATCGCGAAACCACACAACAGAAAAACAGCCGGCGGGGACGGGAAACGACCAACCGAAACCCGTCCGCGGCGCGGCGTCCGTCGCGGGACCGATGGACCGGGCCGCGGGCGGGAAGGATAGCACCCGCTCCGCCGGCCCAGAGCCCCGCGAAGAGAGGTAATAGGCGATAGATTATAGGCAATAGGCGAGAGCAGAGCCCCGAACGCCAGACTATTGCCTCTGACCTATTGCCTCTTCCCTCTGACCTCACCCGCCGAAGACATCCGGCAGGTGCATCCGCTCGACCGCGGCCCGGAGATCGGCGGACGGATTGATATAGTGCCTGGAGGTGTCGATCGAGGCATGATCGAGCATCGCCTGGATCGCCCAGGGCGAGGCGCCCGAGGCGGCCAGCCGCGTGCCGCAGGCCCGCTTGAGGTCGTGCAGCCGGATATGCTGCACGATCCCCCCGGCGCGCTGGATCGCGTGCCACTGGCGATACCACGTGCCCTCGCTCGCCGGCCAGGCGAAGATCAGCCGCTCCGGGCCGCGGATCCGCAGCAGGTGTTTTACGGCCGTCTCGCACAGCGGCTTTTGGCGGTCGCCGCCCGTCTTGTCGAACTCGGCCGGCAGCCAGATCGCCGGGCCGCCCCAGTCGATCCAGGCCCACTCGAGCGCCAGCAGGGCCTCGCGCCGAAACCCCGTCGTAACGGCCGTCACAACCAGCGCCCGCCACCAGTCGGCCGGCGCCGCACCGGGCAGCAGCGGCCGATCGGCCGCCTCGGCCCCGCGGTAGATCCGATCGAGGACGTCGTCGGGCACGTCGCGCGGCAGCCGCCGCGGCTGGCGCAGCGGCTTGACCCACGGCACGGCGGCCAGCAGCCCCAACGCGTCGCGGTTCCGCGGGCCCGGCGGACCCGCCTTGTAGATCAGCGAGAGGATCTGGCGGCGGTGCTTGTTGACCGTCGCGGGCTTGAGCGGACTGCCCTTTTTCCGTTTGGCCTCCGGCTCGCAGCCGGGCGGAAACTGCTGGACGGTGCGGGCGGCCGAGGCCGGCGGGTGCGCCAGGGAATCGAGGAAGCGGGCCAGGATCGACGGCGTGATGGACGCCAGCGGCGGGTCGCCCACCAGCCGTCGCCAGTGTTTCAACGTCGCCGAGTACTCCTTGAGCGTCCGCGGGTCGGCGCCCAGCAGGAACGTCGGCCGGTAGTGCTGATCGTAGTAGTCTTGGAGGCCGAGATCCGCTGCGCCCATAAGCGACTCCCTCCCCAATGGTAGCTCCTAAACGGGGCCTCCGTGCCGTCATTTTTGTGACCCTCCTGCGGCCGAGGCCGCGGGCCTCGGCCGCCGCGACTCGACGCAGCACAGCCGGCCCTCGGCGGTGAGCTGATCGAAGCGGGCCCGCATCAGGTGCAGCTCGCTGGTGTGCCACGGGCCGCTGGGGTCAAGTCGGCAGATGGGCCGTTCGAGGATCCAAATGAACCACAGCAAGTCCATCGCTATTTCCCTCCCTTCGCCGCGGGTGGCTGGTTTTGTTGCTTGTGTTGCTGGCGGCTCCGCAGCCGCATCACGCGTCGGGCCACTCGCACGCCGCCCTCGCGCAGGAGGCCGTCAAGCACGTCCTGGCGGCCGGAGTCCTCGAGTTCCAGCCGGATCATGGGCCAGAGCGCCCGGATCGAGAGCCGATCGGAAATACCGGCCGCCGCGCGGCGTGCGTAGACAGCCTCGATGGCGTAGGCCACGCGCTGGCGGATCTCGTCGGTGGTGACTTGCGAGTCGCTCACGCTCGAACTCCTGGCTGGCGGTCCTCTTCGCCAAAGACGCGGTCTTGGATCTCTGCGAGCACGTCTCGTCTCGGCGTCGCTCGTGTTTCCCGCAGCTCGCGGATTGCGTCGATGGCCTTCCGGCGGCACCACCGGCCCCAGGCGAGCGGGCCGCCAAACTCCAGCAGCGTCGAGGCCGCGATCGCGTGGATCGCCCGGTACATGGTATGAACCTGCTCGGGCGTTATCTGCGAGAGATCATCCTCGAGTTCAAGACTCAGTTGCGTCGCTTGGCCGCTCATTGATGCACTCCCTCGCCGGCGCAGCCGGCGCAAAATCACCGCGACCGCGACCCCGACCGCGACCGCGACCCCGACCCCGACCGCGACCCCGACCGCGACCCCGACCCCGACCACGACCGCGACCACGACC